TGCTCTTGTAGATTTAGTAGTATAATTTAATAAATCAGTTTCTGATGGAATATAAGATAATTTTTCAGGTCTTTCTGGTAAAGCAATACTGAAAGAAGTAGATCCTATACCAAAAATACTATAGTCTCCATTATAAGTGCTGTCATGATATTTTATTAATGAATAATCATTAACATCTGTATCAGCAGTACTAATATATCCACTTTTTTGAACGTTATAGAAAAGATTTTCGGGATTAAAATCAGAATAATTTAAAGTAAATGTAGCTGTTGATGTAATACCAATAGTTCCAACTCCTGCAACTTGGAATGTATCAGTTTTTCCTGTCGCAACAAATTCATTTTTAAAATCTTTATCGTAGAATAATTTAAATTTAAATCCTTGTAATGATGTGTGTCCAACTCCAAATACAAGATTATTATTTCTTAATATATTAATTTGTGGATTTATCAATGAAAATTCATGAGTTCCACCCTGTGAAGATAATTCAACAATTATAACTTTATCTGATGTAACATCAAGTAAAGTTTCTCCTAATTTAAAGTTATTATCATCTACCCTATAAACATAATATGACTCTTGATTAATTAATCCTTCAGATACTGAAGCAGATTCATATCTTACTTTATCACCAGTTTTAAAGTTATGAGATACAATATTAATTTGATTACTTGCAGTAGTGATTCCACTTGATGGACAGGTTATTGGATTTACTAATATTTTATCAGTTAAAGTGTCATATTTTAAATCAATTGATATTGATGTTCCAATACCTACAGATTGATTTGGTACTACATTGAAATCTACTAAATCACCAGTAGTTAAATTGTGAGATGTAGATACAGATACTTTTGAATGTATTCTTTCAAGTTTTCCTGTAACTTGATCAAAATTAGAACTTAAATTGTATTCAAAACTACTTGATCCAACCTTCGTATCTCCAAAGAATGCAAGACCTATTGAACTTGTGGTAAGTCCTACTTGAGTAACTATTCCAATATAATCTTTTGACTTTCTGATTATAAAGATGTCTTCTGCTGTAGTTCCACTCTTAGGTATTGTAAAGTTGGTAACACCATCATCTTTTGATACTGTTATTCCATAACCAGCAGCAGGTTTTGTTAGTGTGACTCTTTGATTTGTTTTAAATGGATGATTAGGTAAGAAAATGCTATATGTTGGAGTAGGAACTACACTTATAATATCACCTAATGTTGATAATGCTGTTGAACCCAAACCTACTACGGTTCCAACTCCAATTGATTCGTGAGGATTAAAATAAACAACATCATTTAATTTTGAATTGAATTTAATATTCTTTAATGGAATATCAAATAAGTTTGGAATTAAACTCAATCGTGTTCCAACTGTATGAACTCCAGACAGATTTCCTCTTCTTACTCTTAAAATATTATTGGTTGTAAATCTATTAAGAACTAGAAGTTTTTCTGTTCCTATACCAATACTACTACCTACAGATATTTGATCTGGTATATTTGTTACGTAAATATCAGTTACTATTCCACTTGATGAAGAATTAGGAATTTCCTGATATACAATAGTACTTGCTGTAGAAATACCCAACTTATGAGATCCGACTAATCCAGAAATGCCAGTAGTACTTAAACCAGAAATGTTTATTATATCACTGTCATTTAAAGATGGTGCAGTTGATATGAAAGCTGATACTGTATTGGAATCTTTAGAAACAAAAACAGTATTTTGATATGAATCAATTGTTGTTTCAACAGAAGTTACATTTTTTCCTAATATACTATTAACAGAAACACTTAAACCTCCACCATTTGTATTTGTATTATCAAATACTGCTGTATCACCAACTTCATAATTCTCACCAGAATTAATTATTTGAATAGAATTAACTGATCCAAAGGATGTAGATTCTATAATACTTTGTTGTTCTGATATTTCATTTGATTCTACAATAAAATCATTATCGGCAAACTGATCAGAAACTTTATATGGATATGTGTTTCTAATTAAGTTTGAATCTTCAATGTTAAATAATGTTTGATTTAGTTTATAATTCTCTATTTCAGGTGCTGCTCTATAAGAATCACCAATAAAATATGGGAATACTGGTAATAATGAATTAGTTGCAATTCCTACAAAATAAGCATATGTTCCTTTTGGATAATCAGGTGTTCTGCAATATCTTCCGTTATGAACATCTAAATCACCAGAATTATTAAAGATATAATCATCAACAAAGAAACCATTGCTAAATGATGGTCTGTCTTGAATTGTAGATTGATCAAGAATATAACCACTATTTAAAATTCTGATTGTTGAAGTTTCATCTTCTGCATCACTATATCCATAAGGACCATAAATTGGATTTCCGTCATATGCCCACCCTATAATTGGAGAATGTTCTACTCCATCATCACCAAATGCATCACTACCTATTTGAGTAGAATATCCTACAATTGAATATTGTAATTTATTTTGAGATTCTATTAAAGCTTCATTTCCATATCTGCTAAAGTTATTAACACGTAATCCTCTAATGCTTGATTCTAATTTTACTCCAGAACCAACTGGTGTTACTTTAATATTAACTTTATCTTGTTGATATTGTAGTCCACTTTCAAGAATAACAACTTCTTGAATTTTTCCATCTGATATGACTGCTTTTAATTTAGCACCAAGTCCAGTTCCTATTCCAACAACCTCTAAATCAGGTGCAGATGAGTATTCTTGACCCTTTGACTGTATTTGTACATAACTTATCTTTCCGTCTGATACAATCGGTTTTAACTCAGCATCTTTACCTGTTTTTACAGAAATAGTAGATGTTTTCTCAAGATTTAAAATATTTGATCCATAACCAGAACCCTTTTCATATAAGTAAATATCTTTGATAGATCCTCTTACTAAAGGAGTTGCAGTTATTATACCAACACTAGTATTTTTTAATTCATATTTTAAATTTAAAACGATATTAGGATATTTAAATACTTGGAATCCAGTTCCTTGATCTGATAATTTAATATGATCAAATCTATCATAATCATTGGTTGATGTTCCACCTAAACCAGCATTAGAAATTTTGAATGAATTATCATTTATTTTTAATACTTGATAAAAATTAGATGTAGTAGTGATTCCAGTATAAGTTGATAAACCAGTTATAGATTGAGGTTGTGTTGATCCTATCCCAGCTGCAGTAGAATATACAATTTTATCTCCACTATTAAATCCATGATTTTCAAAATTTATTGAATCATCGATAGTATTGATTCCTACAGGTTTAACAAAGAGTTGTCTGTTCTGATAGTTACTACCACCATCTAAAACTCTAATATCTTTTAATGTATTTTCCTGATTCTTAAGTTTGAAAATATGAATACCACCAGTATTACCTATAGTTGTAAATCCAACAGTGTTAATTCCAGCATTATAATCAGATAATTTTTGAAATAATTTAATTGTTTTTGAATTTATAACTTCAGGATAGTAAGTTGCTTTGTTAACTAAAGTTGTTGTCCCTAATCCAACTGCAGATACAGCATCGTTTCCAACTGTACTAACACCCAAAGGATTATTGCCATTTTGATCATAAGTTAATGGTAAACCACTTGATATATTATGGTCACTAAAAAATGTTATAGTTTCATTTACAGTATCTACTCCACCAGCATTAGTTAATAATCTACCATCAAAACTAATCTCTCTTTTTCTTTTTGAAATAATTGGTTCTAAAATAGATCCACTACCATTACCACCTTCAATAGTTGCTGATAAAACTCTTTGTATATCAAAATTTTGAGGTTCAACTTGTATATCTGCAACCTCTCCAATCACTACTGGTTGTATCAATGCAGTAGTATTACCAACTCCTGGTGATGCTATTGATATTGGTGGAGGAGTTATAATATCATAATTTGATCCACCATTTAATAGATTTATTTTATCTAAAGGACCAAAGAATATTTTATTTTCTGACTTATAATTTAATATTTCTACACCATTTATTAGTAATCCAGTTGGTCCAGGAATAGTCTTCTCAGAAATTGAATTAGTATTATTTGGTTCTAGTGGAAATTTTCTGAATAATCGTTGAGCACCAATTTTTTGATTTAATATACCAGTCAATGAGAATGTATGTGTTCCAGAACCAGATGGTAAAGGTTCAAATTCTTCATAATCTCCTATGGGAATAAAAGATCTAGACTTATATAATCTTATTTGATTTGAATTTGATAATACTTCAACAAAATAAGGTCCTTCTACTAGTCCAGTTAAAATTGTTCCTTGTGCAGTATAAAATATTTCGTCACCAGTAATGAATGGAACAGGACTAGGGAAAGATATTACATTATACTTTAATGTATTTGCATCATAACCAAATTGTGGTAGTTGAACACCTGCAATCGCATTTGAAATTATAGATCTTGGTATAGTTGCTGTAATTTGATATGACGGTAATGAATTAGAAGCAGTATAGAAGTTTGTATTAGATTCATTATAAACGTTAGTGACATCAGATGTTAATATATTATTTCCGAACTCTACGTCAATTGTATTACTAATTGCTTTTTTTAATACTCTGCGTAGATCATAACTTTTACTAGGATCTGGTAAAAGTGAAACACCAGACTCAAGAGTAAGGTTATCTAAGTTAACAGTTTGTGTAGATTGATTTACATTTGCAACTACACCAGTAGCTGCTTTATTTTCCTCATTTCTGAATAATATTTCTACAACATCTCCAACTTTAATACTGGATTTATCAATATCTCTTGTTAATAGAACTATATTTGATCCAGATATTGATCCAATTTGAAATCTTGATGATGTATTATAAATCCATGAATTAGCAAATATTTCTTTTCTAGTTTTATTGGTTAATGAATCTTTTATTTTTTCACCAACATTCTTAACAGATATTCTCTCACCTTCAGTTAATAATTTTATATCTGATGTTGGAACAAACTTAGATAAAACACCAGTTAGTCTAAGTTCTACTTTTTTAGTTAAATCTCCATTTTCATAACCATAATAAAATTCATCAGATCTAACATTATCTGCAGTAGAAATTGTATCTACTATATTTTCACATCCAAAGAACTGATTTAGTGATTTACTACTATAATAAACGTTTGTATTGATTCCAGACACTACTATTCCTGTAGATCCAAATCCAACTGTAGAATCAACTGTTATTACAGAAGAACCAATAGAAACACTTTCTATACACTTTGTTTTAGGTGAAACATTAAAAGTTCCCTCTATTAAATCTACATCATTAAATCCAACAAATAGTCCAATTTTATAATATACATTTCCTTTTCTTGTTATTGGTTCTATTTCAGATATAGATGCTCTTGTTTGATTATCTGTGGATTTAATTATAGTTTGTCCAACTAAATTAGAGGGATTTCCAGAAATTGCTTCTGCTAGAACTATTTCCCTTCTTATAAATTCTGCTGTTGATGGTTTTATTAGATATTTTTCTAAATCTACAATTGTAGGTGATTCATTATATAAAACATTGAATAATATTCTAAATGATTCTTCTGTACCTTTTGATTGATACAAAGACTTTGAATTTTTTATAAAATTACTTACATCTAAATTATTGACAAAATTTACATCTTCTAAACCTGGTGTAAGAGATTTTTTTGTCTTTTTATAAAATTCTTTTAAAAATAAAGCACTTAAATTAACAACAGTTGAATCATCATCATGATTTATTGAAGAAGAATCTGTAAAAACTAACTCAGTTGGATTATTTTCAGCATGATAAGTTGTTATACCACTAAAACCACGAATACAACCAGTAAAACTATTAGTTGTAATACCAGTGTAAGTTACAACTTCGTTTCCTATCTTAAAAAGACCATATTCTTTTGGAAATCCCTTTGTACTACTGACATTTACAGTAGTAGTAGTTGTTGTTATACCACTAGTTAACTTGGTTTCACCAACAATAACTTCGGGAGTTAAATTATCTAATTTTATATACTGATCTAAATTATCAGTCAGGTCAATAGGACCTCCCTGATACTCTTGAGAGATGTAATATTGCTTTAAAAAATCTACAGACTTTGGACTTTCAGATAATAAAAACTCTGGTATTTGGTTTTCAATTATCTGTTGGACTTTGACTCTTTTATCAATTCCAGTAGTTATCATACTATCCTCTTACCAATGCTCCATTTGTGTAACTTGATGTGACTTTATAACCGACACCTGATATCTGTTCACCAGAAGTAATTGTGTCCTTAATCATATTTATGGAGCTATCACCAACACCAAAATTCAAATACAAGTCTTTTAACCCAATAACGTCATTTGATTCAGGGAATGCTTGAATTTCAACAATATTATTTGATCTTTCTGTTGAAATAATATTAACTGTTGATATGATAACTTCACCATGAAAATAATCAACAATTCCAGCAGAGGCAACAACTAGTTGGTTTTGAGATATATCAGCATCACCTTTAACAATAGCTATTGTTCCTTTACCACTACCATCCAAAGTACCATCACTGTTTTTATTTGGTATATCAGTGAAATACACCATGTCATTTTGACCTTGGATTCTAAATCCAGTACTTTTTATGTTTTTACCTTCTGTATTAATATGAAATCTATTTCCAAAACACAATTCATATTGTGCAAACTGATTTGTTAATGATTTTAAGTTTCTTCTAATTATAACTCTGGTAATGTTAGATGTAATTGCATCATCTATGTTATCAATTACATTTAGAACTTTACTATACTTAAATCTACCACCAAATTTATTAATATCAGTCGATGATCCATATGTTAATAAACCATTAGTAACTTTTGTTTTTAATTCAGAGACAGTTGTAACTTTAGATGGGTCATAGTAAACAAAAGAATCTAATTCAACATATAATAACTTAAGATCAAGTATTTTTTGATTAATTCCTGCAAGAGCATAACTCTTTAAATTAGATAAAATTGATTGTTTATCAAAGTCAGATACAAATTCACCATTTTTGGGTTTGATTGTAAGAAAAACTGTTCCAAATTCTGGTGGATCTAATTCCTCACCACCTACTACTGATACAGATTCGGTGTTTGGATATATTTGTTGTATTATAGACTCATAATCCCTTGCTGTAACTGCTCTGTATTGTGATGAATATAGTCTAGGAGCAAAATACTTAATCGAATCAATTGACTCAATACTGCCTCCATTAGCTGCCGCTGAGATTGTCGTAATAGTTGGTGTAACTGATGGTAAAGAAATTTGGTTTGTAGATGATGCAACACTACCTGCATAGGTAAACAAAGAAGGACCATTACCCTCTACACCATCAGTAACAATATAGGAAACTGTGATTACAGCATCATTTTCTAACTTTTTACCAAATACACCATCACCAAAAAGAAGTTCATATCTCTCATCTGTCGTTTCTTGTATTAGATATGTCTCTGATATATCTGTTATGTTTAATATATTGTCTACTTTACGATATTCTTTTCCTAAACCTGTGTCAGATGCACCTTTTACATATACTTTGATTGTAGAAGTGTCAATAAATGAATTTTCAAGTATAAATCTCTGATCGAGTGAACCATCAACAGTAAAACTCTTTGATAAGTAAGTTCCTTGATAAATTATAACATTATTAAATGATCCAGTACTGGTTAATATGTTACCACTTGAGTCAGAAGTCTGAGATGTAACCGTTGTAATTGTTTCTGGGATTGAAAATACATATGAACTGTCATTTGATGACCCGACACAAACTAAACCTGCTTGTAAAGTAAGTGTTGGAGTGTTTGAAGATGTTGTTACATCAAAAGAAACAGTTGCTTGTGCAGAAGTTCTTGATTTTGGTACATATCCTATGTTTCTAGCAAGAGAAACAACATTTTCACGAACTGTAGCAGAGTCTAAGAAAGACTCATTGACAATCATGTTAGAGTTAAATGCTGTAATGTAAGTATTATATGCTAACGTATCGATTAAAACTGAAAAATTAGATCCCTCAAAGTCAAAATCGGTAAAATCTGAGTTTGCACGGATATAATCCTTAATTGAAGTCTTGATTTGATCAAAATCTAGATTTGTAAACTTAGTAAAAGGCATTTATCTTGTTGCTTCGAGCATGAATGTGAATTCTTGTGTAGGAATTTCTTGTCCAACAATATTAAAGAACACTGTAACCTCAAATTCGTTCAAGTCTGGTCTTGGTTCCACCTCAACTACTACATTATCTATTCTAGGTTCAAAATTTTCAAGTGTAATTTCAATTTGGTTCTGTATAACGGACGCAGTACCAAAATCTACAAAGTCGAATAGGCTATCACGTACCTCAGATCCCAATGCAGAATTAAAAAACCTCTCAGTTGGGATTGTCTGTACTAAATTCCTTACAGATTTCTTAATTGCATTCTCATTTTTGAGAATTGTAAGGTCTTTTGTGACAGGATGAGGGGTAAAAGACAAACTTATGTCCTTAAATGCCCTTGATATCCGATTTATAGCCATGTAAACAGGTACTTTCCTGTTTTATTTATGACACTTTTTACAGAATGTTATTATTTATCCCAATTCTGGTTCAATATGTATATTTACCACTGGATAATCCTCTTCTAACACCTCTTTAAGGTAAGATTCGTCCCAATAATTGTAATAATCAGTTCTTGCAAGTTTTTTTCTTGCTTCTGTAAGTTCTTTTCGAGGTTGACACAATACTAAGTTGTATAATCCGTTACTTGTTTGCATTCCTTGTATATAAGTCTTCGTTTTTCCATGATCTGGAATAAATTTATACTCTGGATAGTTGCGATTATAGTCATCTACAGCATCATATAGGAATTGTGCACTAATATTATCTTCTACAACATATATTACAACATCAAAATCAGGTTTAGGTACGATTTGACTTAATTTACTATCAAGTATTGAAAAATTTGCCTTTGATGCATAAGGACAAATTGCAAAGTTACCTAATTCTGGTCTAATTTTAGATAGTTGATCTATCCAATGTAAAATGTATCTACTCTTCTTGTCGTTCATCAGGTGTTGTCCAGAAATAATCGTCACAATCACCTAAACGACCCCATTTGACATCGTTTTCCACTTCAAAGATGCGTGTTGATACCTTAAAGTCTGGTGTTTTAACTGGGTCAGGTGTCATAGATGTATCATAGATGCGACATCTGTTGTTTGGATAGAGTGCAAACTGTCCATTACGCAATTCAACAAGGTTAAATGACTTATGCTCATCTGGTAATTCACTTGTAGACGCATCAATTTGATCAAAATCCCCATGATAGTTGTCTAAAGTGCAAATATACTGTCCTTTTACGTTACCATAGTGCCTTGTACGCAGTTCCCACTCCATTGGAGCAACAAATTGCTTGACAATTACAGTAAAATCATAGTCCATACAGTTCCAAAACTGTAAATTAACCAAATCCATGTCTGGATCAGGAGTTTGTGGTGATGATAGAAACGCAGAGATGGGTAATTTGTCATACATTGCACCATACTCTGGTAAATATGTCTCGAAATAGAATGCTCTTCCTTGTATTGACTTTGCACATACCCATATTCCTTCTATAAATTCACCATGACCTGATTGAAAGTCAGTTAAATATTCTTTTCTCACCCATACCTTCTTGGTTGGAAGATTACCGATTAGTTTTGCCATGTATCAAAAAAGTTTGAAATTTCGTATCCGTCTAATTTTGCTTTATAATCTGATGATTCACCCAGATAGTAATAGTTATAACCCAACCTCTTATATAATGCACATTCACTTTTGTTTGCAATATGTCCTAAACTCAGTTTCTTATTCTTGTAGTCCCATCCAAACTGATCAGCCCATACACTATTCACACTCTTAAATCGATATGCAAGAGTAAATGCAACTAAATCATTTCCATCATAGTATCCAATAACATCAGAGTGAGGTAGTTCAAACTCTTCAATAAAGATTGGTACAATATCCTTAAACTTTTTATAAGTGACATATTGTTTGTATATCTCTAAGCACCTACTAAAAGAAGAACTATCAAGAATACGATAGTTGTGGTACTCTTGATAGTTTGTGTCCTGTAGTCGGATACGACAGAAC